GTAACGCCCGCAAAGCTGCTCCGTTGCGTGTCCGAATTTTCCGGGCTGGTGCTATTCACCAGGCTCCGGTCGACATTGACGTTTATTAAGGGGTGATGAATGAGCCTGTCGAATTTTTCCACTGATTTGAGCGTTATCACCGTCAACGGTCGTCAGCTCACCGATTGGGGCGAGAATGCCACGCCCTACTCCGATGAACCGATTGATCCGCGGTCATCACTGCGGCGCGGTATGGGTGGCAACGCGATCCGGCTGGACCGTATCAATCCCGGCCGCCGCGTGAATCTGTATCTCAACCCGGGTTCGCCTGACAGCGCATACATGCAGGGACTGTTCAATTCCAACGCGAATATCACACTGTCCTTCACGCAGATCGGCACGCTGGAAAATGCCATCGGAACCGAGGGTGTGATTGTCAACGACGCATCTCGGGGCCGTGCCGGCACGACTATCAGCGATGATCAATTCATCATCGAGTTCAACGTGTGGACCGGTCTGCGAGGTGGTGAATGAGTACCATTAAATCATTCACAATTGGTAGCGTGACTTACAACGCTGTCATGGCGAGCGCGGTGAAGCAGGATGAGTTGCTGAGCCTGCTCACCGGCACGCTAATGGAACGCGGCCTGGCAGCAATGCGGATGGGCGCTGACGGCCTTAACGACCAAGTGATCACTCCGATGATGATGTCGTTGCCGTATGACATTAAGATACGAGTCGCGGCGATCCTGATGCATAAAGTCGTTGTCCACGGCGGCTCTGTCCCCGTCACTGTGGAATCGTTCACCGGTAAAATGGTGGATTACAACACGCTGCTTTCACAGTTGCTGCAATGGAACCTGGCGGATTTTTTTATCTGGTTGGGCGACGTCCTAAGCGCCGCCCGTCTACCGGCAAATCCGATACCGGGGCCGTAAACTGGTACCTGATGCGCCCATGTGTAGGTATCCCAGGACTCTGCCCACCGTTGTGCGCGTGGGCAGAGTTGACTGATGGGACCTACTCGTTGGCGGATGTGGAGCTCTTCAACCAAACGATTTTGGAATTGGTTGAAGCCGCTAAGCAACAAGCATGACCCGTTGGAAGCGTACGGCGCGAGAAGCTTGGCGCTTGAATCGCTTCCATTCTTTTACTGAATCGAACATCCCCCAATCCGCATTCATCCAGTAATTGATCTTACGGTGTTTCATGTCGATTAAGTCGTCCGCATAATGTGTGAACGGTATGAATTTCCCGCACGTCGCCACCAGGCATCCGACACGCTCGTTTTTAGCGTTCAACGCGATGTGAACCATCGTTCTGTTCATTGTGCTCCCTCCTTCTTGTTCAGGTTCAGATAGTTGACCAACTCGCGACGCTGTTCGTAGCATCTTTCGAGTTTGTTTTCGAGACGCATGATCTCGATCTCCTTGTCAGTGAGCTTTTCCATCGCTCGCTTGATGTCGTTGGTTGATTTCATTGGCTTGGCTCCTCTTGCGTGTCAGACTATACACACCCATTCTTGTTCGTCTGGTACAATCAGTGTCTCCATACCGTCGTATTCATCAATTCGATATTGCGAACCTTTGATGATGATTACTTTCAGTTTGGAACACATACCGTTTGCCAAATCTCCTAAAGATTCAACAACGTCCACAAGGTCTTTATCGTGTCTAGCCAACTCCACGCCGCCGCTGTCGATATAAAAACTGTGTTTACACTCAACAAACGGCAACCCTTTTCTTTTCGCGATTTCCCTCGCTGCCTCTCTAGACAATCCGAAACCGCCATAGCATTTATTCACCACAACCTTATTTGACATGATTACGTATCCTATCCACTGTTGACTTCCCCATCACTTTAGCCTCGCTTGACGTGCTCGTCAACCATTCAGGCGGTATACTGAAGAAAATTTCATCGGAGCGCACACTGTGGCGAACACCCTCACCAATTTCCTGGTCGGTATCGGCTGGGATATGACCCAGTACGACCAAGGGACGAAGCACATTCACTCGTCACTCGGGTCAATTAAGTCGACCGTCCTGCAGACCGGCGTCGCCCTGGCTGGCGCGTTCGGTATCAAGGCGCTGACGACCGATTTCGCTGACATGGCGGACCAGGCTGGCAAGTTCGGGCAAGTGTACGGTGTGGCCGCATCCGACCTAACGTCATTCGGCAAGGCCATCGAGTTTGCTGGAGGTAATGCTTCTACAGCGTTTTCCACGCTCGCCAACATCGAGAAGCTCCGGGCCGGTCTGTTAACCGGTGACACAGGATGGATTGCAACGGCTGCACGCGCTGGCATCGATACCCGCGACATTCTAAGCGCTACAGACGCTTTTCAGGCGATGCTTGCACTGTCTGACCAATTCCAAGGGATGTCGCTTCAGCAGCGCCTAAACGCTTCCCAGGCGCTTGGATTGGATGATGCGACGCTCCGCTTGCTGTCGGGCGGACGTGACCAGATGATGGCCGTCATCGAGACGATGCGGCAGGGTCGCCCGCTGATCGAAGACACGACCAAAGCCGCCGCACAATTCAACCAGGGGCTGGTGACGCTGCAAAACAACGTCGGCGGTGTGGCGGATAAAATCAGCATAGTGCTGCTGCCGAAGCTGACCGACATCATCGACGGAACCAACGAGTGGTACGCAGCGAATCAGAATCTCGTCAACCAGGGGCTAGACAAGGCGCTCGAACCGATAGCAGACAACTTCGGTGCGATCACGGCAAGCGTTGCATTGCTGGCGGCTGGTTCCACGCTGGGGACAATCTCCAAACTTGCCCAATACATCCCGGGGATCGGCGGTGGCCTGAGCATGGCGGCCGGCGCTGCTGCGCGATTGTCAGGTATCGGGGCGGCTGCAGGCGTTTCCGTTGCGGCTGCTGATGTCATCGATAAGCAGCTACAAGACGCACCGTGGTATCAGCGGCTGAATGAGTTCGTCTCACAAAAGGCGTTCGACATTACCGGCTATTTCCCGGCTCAGGACTTCCAATTCATCCCTGAAGGTGATCCGCGTCTTGGCGGCAGGACCAGAAATCCGGTGCTCCCAGATATCACTCCGATGTACCAGGGGATGAAACGCGACTTCATATTCCCCACGTCCAACGAAGGTGATGACAAGAAGACGCAAGGCTCGGTATTTCCCGATCTCAATCTGATGTACCAGGGGATGAAACGCGACTTTGTATTCCCTGACTTCAACGCACGAGACTACCAATTCGCACTGCCCGACATGAGTTCATTGCCAGGGTGGGGCTTCCAAGCCGCTCCGCTGCGCCCACAGCCGACTGTTGTCAATGTGAATGCTAAGCTGGAAATGGATGGCCGAGTGATTGACGAGAAGGTGATTAGCGTGATGTCGGATCAGAACCAGGCGGCTGTCGAAGACCTGCAAAGCACAACGGAGCGTTAACGAATGAGCATTGTCAATTTGTTCACTAAGAAATCGCCGACGATTGGCGGTTATGAATTCGATGCTGTGCTTGAAGACACGCTTGACGCTTCGATCCAGTTGACAGGCTATGCGATTGAATCGGGCGCCAGGGTATCAGACCACCGAATCATCAATCCCATCAAGTGGACCATGACGGGCGCCGTGAGCAACAATCCATTGCGCACCCAGATAACCGATTTCCTCGGTGGCGCTATCAGCAACCTGACAGATAACCCACTGGCGGCCACAGTGGCCGGCCTAGCGGCTGGTTTTCTATCCGGCAGCAGCGACACACGATCGAGCACTACCCTATCTTTCTTGATCTCGCTCATGTTCAGCGGTGAACCGTTCGATGTGGATACCGGCGATTTGCAATTGAAAAACATGGTCATCACTCGCATCAGCCGGGGGAAAGACCCTAGCAATGAGACGGGACTGATTTTTGTCGCTGAACTGCAGGAGTTGATCATCCTCGATTCGATCGGTTCGGATGGTCAACCGAAGCAAACGCAATTACCAATCAATGACCCGGCGCAGACAGGGGTTGCGGGAGTAATTGACCGCGGTGAAAAGCTGGTTGCATCAGTCGGTAAATCAATCAATGACCAAGTGAATACTGTGCTCGGGAGCATCTTCTAATGGCTGTCGAAATTCCGCTTCAGAACGGGGCGATTAACGCCCATCAGAAATTCAATATCCAGCTCGGCGATTATCTGCTCGATTTCACAGTGAATTATGTCGGCAGCTATGCGGACACGTCTGGATGGTCGATGGATATTAGCCAAGACGGATCGCCGTTAGTCTCAGGCGCGATGCTTGTCCCTGGGTGCGATGTGATTGCCAACTATGGCGCGGGGATCGGTCTGCTGCTTGATAATCTCGGAACCGCCAATCATCTGGTGTGGGTGGAAGAATGAGCCAATTTTATGACCGTCGCTATTCCGTACTGTTGGATGGTGTAACACTCATCGCCGAGACCAGTGGCGCCACTTTTCGATGCTCGTTCGATGTCACAATTGACCCGGGATCGACCAATGCTTACGGAGATTTCCGCTTCTACAATCTGAGCAAAGATACGGCTAACAAAGTATTCAAGCGCGGTACGCAACTGACGTTTCGCGCCGGGTACACTGACACTATCGACACAATTTTTCTCGGGAACATTGTGAACGTATTCAAGGAACGGGAGGGACCGAGCACTGTCACTCGTGTACTGTGCCGCGGTGGTGGCCTGGCTGACCGTAGGGGGACCGTGAGCGCATCATTCGGAGCCAACGCCAAACTGCTGGACATGCTGAAGACCCTGGCGGATAACGTCCCGGCGATCCTGACCATCGACCCGAAACAATTCGAGGACGTCCAACCGTATCCCCGCGGGTACTCAATGAACGGTGACGTGCAGACATATCTGGACACCTTCGCAATCGCTCACGGGTTCGAATATGTCGTCGAGAATGGTCGACTCGTCATCAATCGGATCGGCTATGCGCGTAACACGGGCGAGCTGGTGATATCCAGACTGAGCGGGATGGAAGGCATACCGGAGATTACGGGCGGCCCCCGCGGCGTCGGCTGTGACGTTTCTGTGCGGCTCAATCCGAAGGTTCGCATCAACGGCAAATTCCGGATCGATGCTGAACTCGCTACGTTCAACACTGGCAACCTGTATCTTACCGATATCCCTGAACTCGAAGGGCTCGGCACGTATAATACACTGTCAATCCGCCACAACGGCGACACGCACGGCGACACCTGGACGACTCGCCTATCAGGTATCAAGCCCGGAACTACCACGGTTGCGCCGACTGCCGGCACGCTCGTCTACGGTCGTCTTGTTGACCAGGATTTTCGAGTCAAGGTTAAATCAGTTGCCAGCGGTCTGAATGTCGATCCGAATTGGCTGATGGCAATCATGGCTTTCGAAACGGGTAGAACGTTCAGCCCGTCGACGAAGAATGCCGCCAGCGGTGCGACCGGGCTGATCCAGTTCCTTCCGAGCACTGCCGCAAGCCTCGGCACATCCACGCTTGCGCTGTCGCGAATGACTGCTGTTGAGCAACTGGATGTTGTGGCCGCATACTTCAACCAGTACCGTGGTCGACTGTCGTCTCTCGGTGATACTTACATGGCGGTCCTATGGCCTGCCGCCATGGGTAAAATCGATTCGACCGTGATATGGCAATCGCCGAGTATCGAGTATCAGCAAAACGAAGGGCTCGATGCGAATCACGATGGCGACATCACCAAGTTGGAAGCGTATCAACCTGTCAACCGAGAGTTGATCAGAGGGGCAAATTTCGCTGCTTGACGGATAAAAAAGACCCGGCTCGCGCCGGGTTAACATCGGGGATTGATTTGG